CTGGAACAACTGGCGCGGGCTGTTTCCATTCTCCACCTCGAGCGGGTCAAGCGTTAGCTCATGCGGGGGAGTTCTCTCGGCCTTAATCTTCCCATACTGCTCGAAGATTTTGACAGCCCCAGTCCCGTAGATGCAGGAATCGAGGAAAGCTCGCTGAGCTACCTGGTAGATCCGCATGTCATAGAACTGACCCTGGATGAACTTGTTGAAGAGCTGGGCCTTTCTCTTCTGGGAGAATGAGCCCCCATCTGTCAGGAAACTAACCGCAGGACGGTGTTTTGCAATCTTGGCCGTAGCCGCCTGACAGATGGAGTGAACAATATTGAATGTTAGTCTTGGCTGACGCATCAAGGCGTAATTGGTGGACCCCTGGAGGAACCGAGCGTGCGGAGGTGCCCCATTATAGAGACCACCGAATACCGCGTTATCAGCGTAGTATGAATCCTGCTCATCTCTGAGCACTGTTACAAACTTACTGATTTGCCGATGAATGTTATCCTCATCAGCAAGCCACCAGAAGGTATCATCAAATACGCCGTAACTCATTCGTTAGCACTCCAGTAGAGGTAATCAGTATCCGTATTACCCAAGTCATCCACGGGCTCATACTCAAGTTTCCTTTTTGACTCTTTCTCTGGCTTCGGTGCTTCTTCGTCGTACCGATCAAATGAGAAATCCTCGGAGATGGTTTGAGCCATCTGCGGAGGTAGGCCCACTAGTTCGATCTCAACCTCTGAGTCCTTGTAGTGAGATACTCCATACTCATTGAGCAGCTTCAGAATACTCTTCAGCTTCTTAGTGCTAGGTGCAGATTCATTCCTGCGCGCTTCACTCATTATGCTTCCTCCTAGTTGGCCCAGAGCTCAGTATCCTGATACCCTTCGCCCCATAGTTCTTTATCGTACTGATTTGTATCCTGTTCCTCAAGCAATCTCTGCTCGATCTTGTCCTCAAGCTGCTTGAAGTATGCATCACTCCCGTATTCAGGGGGCTTTTTAGCCTCCTCAAAGAAGAAATGCTTGCTCTCCATCCACGCATAGAGGGCAGCATCCGAGAGGTGGTTGTCATATCTGCGGTCTTCGGCGGTCTTTGACTTGTTGTATTGGAGTTTATCCCACTCTTTGAGCAGCTCCATGCCCGGTTTTACCCGGATAAGGGCCGAAGCCAGGTCAGAGTTCATGAGTTTAATCATGCCGACCTTGTCTCCAGTCTTTTTGGCAGCTTTGAGGGGAAGGCCAGAGCGCTGTTTGAAGGATTCGAGAAGCATTTTGGAGCTACCGCCACCAGTATCCATAACGATTGAGGTGAAGTTGTAGTCATTCATGAAGCGTTTAATCTTCTCTTCAACCTCCGAGATGAGCATCTTGGTCTCTTTGTATTCATCCACGATGTAAAGGTAGGGTGATTCAGGGCACCATCCGACAACCACAAAGGCGGTAGCATCGTGATACCCAAGGTCGATACCCATGACGTATTCCCACTCATTACTGTCGGGGGTTTCATGAAGCAGGTTGTGCTCACCGTAGGAATAGACGATGTCTTGGTCGTCGCGGACCCAGAGGCCAAGGTATTCTCGTTTGAAGGATGGATCTCCTGGTCGGAGGATCCCATTCTTAATATCTTCCTCGATAGCGCGGACTGCATGTCGCATGTACGGGTTATCTTTCACTGTCCACCGGTGAACTGAGAAACTATACTTCTCCTTCTCGGTGATATCGAAAAAGAACCCGGTACAGGCACTGTTAGGCGTGGAGATCATGACCAATGAGCCGTCCTTATCCAGAAGGGCTGGGGTCAATACTTCGTTCACGAGCTCCTGCAAATCAATATTGAAGAAGGCAGCCTCATCGAGGACGGCCAGGGAGAAGGCTGCACCACGTAGCTTATCCACATCCGAGGCATCATTGGCCCCAGTGAATATGATCTGAGAGTTATTCGTAAAAGTGGCTATGAGGTCAGCATTGTTGAACTTAATCCCCAGGCGATACTTCTGGTTCAACTCTTTCAGTGAGGTCCAAAGGATACGCTTAGCTGCTTCCCTCGTTCTGGCAATGTAGACGCAGAGGGTGCTTTCGTTATCGAGACACTCTTTGACGAGGTAACGCCCTGCGGCAAAGCTCTTTCCGCTTCGTCGACTACAGATAGCTGCTTTTCGGCGACTAGAGTCTTTGACGAACTCGACTTGCTCCTTGAAGAGCGCTTTCTCAATGTTGAGCACATGACTTCGCTTCCTTTGTCTTCTTTGGGCCTCATTGGGCCCCGTGGACTTCTGGCCAAGACGAACAGCGAGCGCCTCGAGCACTTCTCGGCTCGTAAGAGTCACAGAGGGCAGGGCCTCACTCTTCTTACTGGAGGACACTATTTTCTCCATCAAGTATCTTCCAGATCACAGTAGGAAGTAGATTCCCCACATAGCGAGCGTTCCACTTCTCCTTAGCTCCCAGTTTCTGCATATGCCATGACCAGAAGGTACAGAAGATAGCACTGCCCACATCTGGGTATATCTTCCTCAGAAGGTCACGAGCTACCCCATTTTTACGGAAGTTCTTCTTCACAAAGATGAAATGGAGCAGAGGAGTCTCTTCTAGAGTCCCATGGGCCATCCATCCGATGATATGGTCAGGGTCGTCGTCAGGACACCAGACTTGAATGGCATCTTGACGCACTAGGTCGTCAATGAGGCAGCGGGTCATACCCGTCACTGCTTTAGTCGGGCATTTTACGGAGTGGAGCCATGAGTGGTAGATGAAATCATGGTCCAGTGGCTTTATCTTGCGAATCATTCTTTGGTTTTTCCCTGAGCACTTTTCTAGCTATCTTCATCAAATCCTCATTAGTCATTGAACTAATAGCGTCAGATTTGAGCTGTGCTTCTATTTCTAAGAGCTTCTTCATTCCAGCGTAACAGGAGTCGAGCTTTTGCATCTCTCGGTGGTCGAGCTCCCCTCCCATGTCTATCTTCTGTTTTAAGCCAGAGATCTGACTCTCTGTGATTGAAAACAGGTCATCCCACAACTTGTGCTTGTCTTTCGACTGGACAACCTTCACCTTCTTGCCCTGTACTGAATACGCTCCAGCACTACGCTTCTTCTGGGACTTTCTCTCTGCTGCTTCTGTCATAAGAAAATGGTACGCCAATGATTGCAATGAAGGCAAGGGGTCGCTAACATAGGACTACCCTCACAAGCTACGGAGTAGACGCCAGTGACTACGGTCACCCTTTAGGCGGACGCGCAACCCTTGTCGCCCTCCGGCCCTAGATGAAAAACCTAGACATTTAGAGCCTACCCAGTTGGATTCCGACAAGGGCAACGGAGGTAGCTTACCGTTGATGCACAATACAGGTACCCAATCCTGCGGGCTTTCTCTAGGTCAATCCGAGGGGGGGTGCTTTATAAGGGTACTACCTGTGACGCACTGCACTACACTGAAACTGGCTAAAAATTCATGGAGGGTGTTAGGTTGCCCTGGGGTAAAGTTGAAAGAGGGGGGACCCCCCAAGAACTCGGCAGGCTCGTCGAAGGCTCGAACAAGTTCGACGGTCGATCGAGTACGCTCTCCAATGACCGGGAGTACCCGGACATTCTTCATTGAGGGGAAACCCCTCAAACTCCCCGGATGAGACCTCAAGCGCCGGTCTCAAACTCAGGCTGCTCCATCTTCAGATCTAACACATCACTGCATAACCATAGCTACTCGAGTTTCATATCCATGTAACTGCTTGTTATTGCGTAGTTGGCTTTGCTGACTCTGTGACAAAACGACGGTAGCTACTCACTAAAAAGACGCTTAGACGCGGGATGCATAGAGCATCGGTCAGCATATACGCATCGTTTACAGTCACGACACAATCCAAGCGATTGACACTCATTCGTTTACTATTGTCGTTTTCTCTTGGACGATCGTCAATCCGCTCGATACTACTGTACTCAGTAGATGAGAGAGGGCGCGGGACACACACCGACCCAACAACAGCCCAACTAGGGCGCACAACAAGTCACAATAGTGACGCACATAGGAGCCAATCACATGGCAACACTAGACATGAGAACACAGCCTATCAACATCGACATGAACTCAAACCTCGACAACGTCATGGCTATCCAAGCAAAGCGCATGGAGATGGGAGCCAACGGCATTGGC